AGCCCGCGCCTATGAAGGAAGTGGTGGAGCATCAAGCGGCGGATGTCCCTGCCGAAATAAAGGTGGCCGAAGCCATGGATGACGACATGGTCCGTGTGTATGATCTCATGCAAAAGCGTATGCGCGAGTACCTGCAGCAATAAATCTATTAGATCTTTTTTTGTCAAAATTGACATAACATATAACTAATATCAAGTCCACCAATACGATGAGTCTCACATTTGATAATCTGGTTAAAGATGCTATCATCACAGGAGAGTATTCGTTCACGCACATTCAGTGGAAGCGACTATCCCAAAATGTCAGCGCGCTACCGCTGTTGATCGACAACCCATCGATGGTGGACTGGCGCCTCGTATCTGCATGCGAATGGGCCCTCCCTCTATTGTTGCAGTATCCGAGTCGAGTCTCCTGGACACGAGTGCCCATCGCCGAATGGTCTAGATTGCTTATACACGAGTGTATGGCCACGATCAATTGGGGCGAGTTATCTAAACACCGCATAGTCCTTTTGGCAAGTATCGACCACAGCGATTGCGTGGTGTGGAACAATGTCCCAAGCGAGGAGTGGGCGCTGCCATTACTGTTGGATCATCCAGACATTGTCAAATGGGCAATAGTATCGCGATACGAGTGGGCGATGCCATTGCTGCAAAAGTATCCCGGGTGTGTTGTCTGGAACGTACTCCCAGATACCACATGGTCTAGCGGTTTATCGCGCCATCGCCAACCCGCGCCGCGTGTGTCAAATCCGACCCTCCCGCGCTATCCTGCCACATACGCCCACGAATCGTACGATATTGCGAATATTCCAAATCAAGCACTCATCCCGAGAACTGTACTAGGACTAGTGCAGCAGGCTAGGGTAACCGGGCGATACGAGTTCGCGCCCGCGCAGTGGGCTCGATTCTCTGGACACCGCGATGCTCTCCATGTGTTGCAGAAATATCCAGAGAAGGTTCATTGGGCAATTACCTCCACGAAGGTATGGGCGATTCCGCTATTGATGCAACACGCACACCGCGTCGATTGGAGCGCGTTGGCAGGCACTCCCGCCTTGTTGCAGGCCATTCGTACCGACTTCAATAACATGCCGTTTCAGTTTCTTGTCAAGGAGAAACTAGGAGACGCGTTCTCGTTGGAGTATTCAATGATGAAGCAATCGCGCATCTGGCTCCTCGCTGAGATAGCCGAATTCGTTTACCATCCGCGCTTCATCCAAAAATGGCTGGACGAAGGAAACCAGGTCGAAGACTACTTGAACTAAGTGTCATTTTTTTTTATGTATGGCTACAGAGCGATGACTGATCTAGTCGACCACGATGAGGCACATCTCTGGCAATGATTTGTTTGACTGCATCATTGCCAAGAATGAAGATCGCGGTCCTACACCATTTTAGACAGTGATTGTATAAATATTAAAGTTACTTGAGATGAAGTATTTGTATCGTTCATCCGACTTCTTCTTTGAAGCCTGGGCCATCTTTACCATAAATTGCTTTACTTTTGATGAGCCGGTTGGCGCATTAGCAACATCGATCGGGGTATATGGCCAGATCGATAAAGTTCGAGTACCGTTCTTCTTATCGAGCTTGAATCGCTTCATCATGCGCTCCGCGTACTTTTTTAAATCTGTTGGATGCAAATAGATGAATGAAAACACGCTATACTGTTTTGAGAAAATATCACGAACCATTGCAGCGCTAGATATCGCTCCTTCAATCATAATGGGACTAGTTGGATTCCGTTCAATAAATGAATGTATATCAGCAACAAAATCATCTCGAAACTTTTGCGTCAGACCGCCTTTATATACAGCAAATGCAGCGGCGTAATCGGGAGCACTTCCGACGCCATGTTTCTTCGCAACTGAATGAACTACTGCATCCAATTCTAATATTTTGTACCCATGTTTATTGGCAAGGATATTAGAAAGATAACTCTTTCCTGTACTACTCTTGCCAGTTAGAAAAATTAGTTTCGGGGTCAATGCGGAAATGCTATCTATTGCTTGTTTAAGCGATACCTTCATAGTGACTATCGTATATTACGCAAAATATTCATCAATCACATTATCACTAAATACTCGATCGGAGCATTCAAACTGTGTCTCATGCGAGCTCAGCTTAGAGCCAGCCAACCAGTCGATCCTGTGACCTATGTACAATAGCGTTTTTTGTAATATGCCATACTGGAGAAAGTAGTAAAATTGAAGACTTTCCAATCAATATATACGCAGCACGTCTCGGATATAAACCTACTCATAAGCCCATCATTAGCCATGAACACTACCAACTACACGTTTGTCACCATCAACAATGGCGTAGACAATCGCTTCGCCATCTTGATGAATGAGCAGACCGGATATTACAATATCACGAAGACAGCCACGTTGTTCAAGGATTTGCAAGAAGCGAGTGATTTGAAAAAATCACAAGAGAATTTTGATTCTGAAGAGGTTGGCGCCAACTCACGTCAACCTCTATCGCAGTCTATTAGAGGAAAACGAACTAACAATTGGTTCCGTTCGCAGGATACGCAGGAGAAGATCGCGGAGTGTGCCCGCATTCACAGCGTTACTCCAGACGAATGTACGTTTGTGATCAATAGGGGTTACGACAACACATATCGCGGCATGTATATCCATCCGATGATGTACGATCACTTCATGTCATGGCTAAGTCCGATTTACGCTATGCGAGTAAGTGCGATCTTAGCCCAGCACCACCGTGCCGCCAATCTCAAAGTCCTTAAGGAAAAGGACGATAGGATCGACAGTCTCGAGAAGAAGATTGACGAGGAGCGTGAAGAAGCACGTAAACGCGACGAAGAAGCACGTAAACGCGACGCCGCTCAGCAGGCCAAGATCGACAAGCTACTTGGCTTTGCGGAGGATACCAGTGAGAAGCTAGACATTACGCATACGCAACTGGATATCGCCAATGTCAAACTGGACGACATCCAGGACGAACTCACGGAGACCAAGGAGGAAGTGCAGGTCGCAAAGACTTATCTCGAAGAGAAGAGCTTCACATCGACCATGAACCCATCGAATGAAAGTGCGCATCACTACTTTGTTGTAGTGATGCGCCTTGTGGACGCCGTTACAGAATTGAAGTTCACTACTGGTCAAAAAAGTTATGTCGATGGCCAAATCCCCAAACTCCTCGAACAGGGCTACGAGATTGCCATTCAGCCGTTCTACAACGCCAATGGGATTGACTTGCGCCAAAACGCCCTCGCGGAGTTTAAACAACGACGTAAAGCGCTTTTGAAGTCCATCAACGATTCGATCAGGGCTGATGATAAGGTGTTCAACGATTCTTTGAAGGAGAATATTATCCAGCACAATCAATCGAATCCTGGCTTCCGGCGTTCATTTGCTGATGAGAAGCAAACTACTCCAATCGCGAAGGTGTCGGATATCCCGGTTACCTTTCGCAAATGCACAGTCATGTATCACGCGAATCCATACATGCCATACGACGAGGTTTTGCACATCGTTACTGACGTGAATGGAATTACGCAAGAGAGTCCACTCCCAAGTGATTCGTCCGATCAAGAGGAATAAGCCTTTGAAGGCGGTGTTGTGCATATCACATTGTATATTTTTTTTAAATCATTCATCACCAATCTGTAAAATTGAACTGCGTACAACTAATATACCACTCTTAGCAACGTACAACCATGAGCGAGCCATCTGCCAAAACAATCCAGTTCATCGAGCGCGCTCGGAAAATCCATGGCGATAAGTACGATTATTCGAAAGTGGTGTACACCAAGCGCGACGATAAAGTGCCGATCATTTGCGATATCCATGGAGAGTTCATACAATCTATCGGTGGTCATTTACAAGGTCAGGGCTGTCGTCTGTGTGGGTTCAATAAAAATCGGAGGACGCTAACCAACGAACAGTTCATCGAGCAATGTAGAGAGACTCATGGCGATCGCTATGATTATTCGAAGGTGCAATATGTACACAAGGACAAAAAAGTCATCATCATTTGCGCGGAGCATGGCGAGTTTCGACAATGTGCCAATTCGCACAAACGGGGGTCGGGATGTCGGCTGTGTTCACACGCCACGCAATCTAATGATCATACACGACTTACAACAGAGGAATTCATCGAGCAGTGTAGAGAGATTCATGGCGATCGCTACGATTATTCGAGAGTGGAGTACATCAGAGGATCTGATAGAGTCGTCATCATATGTGCGATACATGGAGAATTCGAGCAGATCGCACGCAACCATAAAAATTTAAAACATGGTTGCCCGTCATGTGGATCACTCGATTCTACCAAAAAACAAATGACATCGATCGAAACGTTCATCGAAAGGGCGACGCAGGTACATGGCGATAAGTATGATTACTCGGAAGTAGTTTATGATGGTTGCAACCGAGTCGTATCTATCATCTGCCCAAAGCATGGCCAGTTTGAACAGAAGCCATACAATCACGTCAATCGTGGCGGGGGGTGTTGCAAATGTTCTGGCAGTTACCAACCGACGACGGAAGAATTCATCGAAAAAGCCAAGCAGGTACATGGTGATAAGTATGATTACTCAGAGGTGGTTTATGATGGCTGCGATCGCGTAGTAACCATCATATGCCCGAATCATGGCCAGTTTGAACAGACGCCATACATCCACGCCAACCTAGGATGTGGATGTCGTAAATGCTCATTCAAGGGATACTCTAAGGGACAAATCGAGTGGCTTACGTTCCTAGAAGTGTTACAAGGCATCCACATTGTTCATTTCGGAAATTCAACAGCAGAATACTCAATCCCGCAAACACGATGGAAGGCAGATGGGTACCACGAAGCGAGCAATACCATATATGAGTACCACGGCGACTGGTGGCATGCTAATCCACGATTGTTTCCTCCAAATATGATTCACCCAGTATCCAAACGATCCATGGGGGAATTGTATCAGAATACCATCGATCGAGAACAACAGATCAGAGCACTCGGGTACAATCTCGTGGTTATGTGGGAAAATGATTGGAACCGCATAAAAAAATCAGTCAAGACTTTGCAACTCAAATTTCGAATGGATCGGATTACACGCGATCTAGAGCGTATATTGTGAGGCATCCAATACATAGTTTTATATCACACTGTATTTTTTATCTCAGTTCTGGTTCTGATAAGTTATTAATATACCACATTGAATTGAAAAATATCATGACGACTATTTACGCGAGTGGCCATGCTATCCCTAAAGTGGATGATAGTAAATTATTTTTCGTTAACAGACTAACAATTTTATATGGGCAGTCAGGATCTGGAAAAAGTTCGCTAATACAGCATATACTCAATTCAGTGCGTGAAACAATCCCACTTGGAATTGTATGTTGTCCGACTGCTACCCTGAATGGCGATTATACAAATATTTTGCCCGATCAGTGTGTGTATGATGATGTCACGAAGCCGCTAATGCAACGGATATTTCAGCGTCAGACGAATGTCATGGCAATGTATGATATTGTCCGAGATGTGGATGTGCTTCGGCCTATATTTGATTTAGTGGCGGATTCTGAGTCTTCGACTAAAGCGAGTCGTCTCTCTTCCATTTATAAAAAAGGCTGTGGTGATATCAGAAGTACATATGATGAGCAAGAGGTCGATGCTGTTATCAATGAGCTTACTGCCAAATACAATAAAAAGTTGGTGAAGATAATGCGTGCCGTCATTAACGCGAACATTGCTAAATTGCAGTCGCACCCATTGACGGAGATGCAGCGCACTGTTGTGACTAATATAAATATCAACCCGCGATTATTTCTGTTGATCGACGACTGTATGGCCACTGTCAATGAATGGTCTAAAATGGAGGAGACGAAGAAACTGTTCTTCCAGGCACGACACTATTTCATATCCGTGATGATTGCGGCGCAGGGCGATACATTAATTCCGCCTCAGTTGCGAACCAATGCGCATATTAGCATATTTACGACACAGGCGATAGTCAATACATATATTAATAAAGCATCATCCGGCATCCCTCCCGATCAGCGAAAGACTATCTCCAAGATCGCGGAGACAATATTCGCCGCGTCTGAAGACAAGTCTAGGCCGAATTACAAGAAAATGGTTATCTTTGGACCGATAGTCCCTACCGAATCAAAGATCCAATACATGGTCGGAACTATTCGAAAACAAAAATTTGGATCTAGTGCGTTTTGGCGACTATGTGATGAAGTTAAGCGAGAGAGCTCGACCGCGGTCAATAGTACAAGCTTTGCCAAAATGTTTGCAATGAAGACGGCCCCGTCACTGGAATCGGTTCCATGATACATCGTTGTCATTTAGAAGAGTTGACATGGATTAATATAAACAATGAGTGTTATTGATCGACTGCGACGATACACGCCGCGTGACGACGGCACCGTCGGGATATTGTTCTCTGCTAGTTATTGCAAGTGGTGCACCGCATTTATGTCACATCTATTATCTGTATCGCCCGGCCTGCGTCAGTATAGCATCGATATAGTGATGGCCGGGTCCGATAAGACTCAAAAGGAGTATGACCAATATGCGAACGGTTTGGACTGGCCATCAATTGATTTTGATGATCCATTGCGATCTGAGTTGCGGGAGATGTATAATATCAAGACCATACCGGCTCTAGTATTTATTGACGCGTCTGGAACAGTTATCGATGCTACTGGTCGCTATCTAGTGGCCGATACATTGGATAATATGTATGAGCCATCGTGCGCGGCCCGTGCGATTGCGTCGTCTCTCGGCGTCCAGATTGATTACGATAGTGACGATTTGGATTTTTAAGTGCGTTGATTTTTTATTGTAAAATTGAGACTTGTATATCAATTATATACTTCCCCCCATCTACAAGCATGTCATTCACTCTTGGTCCTATTTTCAACACGCAAGGCAATAAAGTGAGGACTTGGAGCATCGCCATTGAGTTGCACGATGCCAATGGTGGTGTGGTCGCGATCAAAGAAACCCCCTCCGAGACAGTGGTCACGGAAGGCTTCTTTGCGACTTACTCCACGATTTCGGGCTACTCGGGTATGAAAATGACTGAGTCAGCTCGTACCACCGTGCACGTTGGTAAAAATTTGGGAAAGAAGAATGAGACGAATGTTTTGACACAAGCGATCAGGGAGTGTGCCAGTAAGCATTCCGCTAAACTGAAGGCCGGCTACACGGATACTGTTGCTCAGACTTCGACGGATACTGTTGCTCAGACTTCGACGGATACTGTTGCTCAGACTTCGACGGATACTGTTGCTCAGACTTCGACGGATACCGTTGGTCGGGTACCATTCCCTATGGCAGTAAAGTCATGGAAGGATCATAAGTCCAAGCTCTCATACCCGCTGTATGTCGAGCCGAAGCTGGACGGTATTCGCATGATCGCGCAATGGGTCGATGGGGATGTGAAGTTATTTACCCGGCGTCTTCACCCCATTACTGGGTTCACGAAGATCAAGAATGAGCTGAGAGGCATGTTTATCATGTCGGGCGAGAAGTCGTTCATTATCGATGGCGAATTGTATTCGCATGGTATGAACCTCCAGACGATAAGTGGTATCGTACGCAGCGAGTCGATCCCTGAATCAGAGAAGGAGGTACTTAAGTATCATGTGTTCGACTGTTTTGACGTGTCGAACAAGTCCCTGGGATATACTGCCCGTACCGGGATCCTGTGTGATATTGTCTGCTGGATTAGACCAAGTCAAGTGATTTTGCTTCGCGGCTCTTACGTGAAAACGCCTGAATTGGCCGATCAGTACTACACACGTGTCACGGCGGAAGGGTACGAGGGCATCATCTACAAGTCATACGACGCTCCATACGAATTTGATTTCAACAAGGAGAAGCGGTCGTCGTGGTACTTGAAGCGTAAGAAGCAGGAAGACTCCGAGTTTCCTATTTCGGGGTACGCGCAAGGAAAGGGAAAGGATATCGGATGCATTGTATTCGAGTTAGTTTGCCCTGGTGGCAAGGTGTTCAACAGCGTGCCAAATGGTTCGTACGACTACCGTCGACAGTTGTACACGGAGGCGTGTAAATCATTTGACACGTCCTTTAAGAACAAGCTGGCGAAGGTTGTGTACGACGACTTGAGCAAGGATGGCGTTCCTCTGCGCGGTCGTATCGTACAGATCGGCCGTGACACGCAGTTCGATTGATGGCCGACAAACTGTTTCATTTTTTTATTATCTTGTTTGATATAAGACGTCTAGCGAGCATGTTTTCCGAGTGGACCGATCCGTATGACATTGATCATTATTACGATGATATCAATGGATTGATGGCAGATGTACGAGACTCTCCTAGTTCTACTATGTATCAAAATATGCCAGTGCAGTTACCATCGCGTGCGGCCACTGAGTTAAAGCCAGAGCAGCCAACCGGAGTAATCGTGAATAATGTGCCGATTACTAAAAGTGCATTCGAAGTGGCCCCCAGCTCTACTTTTGTGGATGGGCACCCCGTCGGGCGTCAACCTGAATATAATATTCTTCGATCTGGACCGCCCGCGAATGAGAGTGGTCGTTTCGAGGCATTCTCTTCCTGCAATCGTCCAAATATTGACTGGATTCATATAATTATATTCATGGTATTTGTGCTCCTTGTCGGAATGGTACTGCAGTCGCGTCAAGAGGTCAAAAGTGCTAATATGACCATGAAGATGTTGTTGGCGATGCTGAAATCCCAATCAGCGCCCACCGCCCCCCAGTAGATCAAGAAATAGATATAGTTGACTACGCTATGGCCTTATGGAACGGGGACTCCAGTATGCTTGGCGAGATGATTGGCGAGAAGATCGGATCCATGTAGTCCGGTAGCTGGAAGTATTCCTCGAGGGGGTGTATTTCGATCGGCTGATCTTGCCATAGCCCCTCTGGTATGGCTGAGTCGCTGATTCGGTACGCTGCTCTACTCTCTGGATGCATAGGATCTTGAACAAGGCGTTGTGTTGCCGGATCTACATATGCGCATCGACAGTGCACCGATGCCGCGACCTCTGCCAATACATCATCGTCGGAATATCGTCTTGTTATGACTGGCTCGAGGATTCGTGTGTTCAACTGATCTCGATAAAACTTCCATTCGGCGGCCGCGTCGGATGCAACTTCTTCGAATGCCACTCCATCGAAATATTTCTCGATCAATTCTTCGCCAAACAAAGATACGTCGATGGGTGGCGGCATTTCAAACGATGGCGGAGCAGTGTCCAATGTCGGGAACGCGAGGTGGTACTCATGCTCGTAAAAAGAATGTGCGTATCTGTTGAGCACGAAATAAAACCGACACGGGTCCCTCCCCGCGCGGTTCGCCATCCCATACAGTAAATTTGTCTGAGTGGGCAGCCACGGCACATGGTGTTTCGGATCTTGTACTAGCCCCAGATCTCTACGCGCCGCGGTCGGCAATATTTTCATGGTGATCAGTTGATCGAGTTTGCTTGATACTTTGCTCGCGAATGCAAATAGGCGAGACTTTCTCACAATCCTGGCTTGCTTATACCGCTCGACAAACGCGCGGTCGATAGGATCGCTATATGCCTCCTCCGGGTTGGAGGGCAGTTCGATCCAGAATTGCTTCTCCCATCGCGCCATGGCGTATTCGATCATCCCCTCTGATATCAGATCAATGAATTGTTGCAGCTGCGGGTTCGCGCACGGTTCGTAGAATCGAATTATTCTGAATGGCAGCGCATCTTCGATTAGGGTCTTCCATGGCTGTGCACTCAGCAGGCGAATCAAGGCCTGTATCGTGACGCAATTTGTTCCGTATTGTAGCCGGAGCTGCAGGTTCTTGGTCGGTATCTGTACTTGATGGTCCGGCGTGTATACAACGAAGCCTTCCGCTGTCTGAATGAGCTCGAGCTGTTCTCTGATATCATTCATATGCAACGAGGCGACTTCTTTTTTTGATTGTGCGATCTTCGGCTTCTTGGTTTTTGGCGATTTCAGTTTCTCGATGCGGCTACGCGTCCGCCCAGGCGGGCTGCGCTTCACTAGAATCGATGCTAGTGTTTTTTCTGGCGCCGGTTTGCATAATTTAATATCCGCGACCGGCCTCATGGAGCGCATTCCTGTGATATGCACTGATCGCAGCTGCCCGATCTCGTCTCCATTGACTGATTTCCCCGATATGAATGATTTCAACAGAGTCGCCATGAGACTGCCGAACAGAGTGGTGTCGGTGCACCCATGTCCGTCGATATTGATTTGAATACTTTGAACCTCGAACGCTTGGTTTACATAGTCGGAGAACGATCTGCCAATCTGGTCGACTGCTGGCGTTAGATCTCGTATGCCAAAAACTCCAGGCATTGGAAGATTGCCAAATGTTGCCAGCATGTTGAAGTGGGCGCTGTACATCGATTCGGGCCACTGAAACGGTGTGTATGAATCGAATCATAAAAAACAGATATACATTCTATAATGTGATATGTGCCGCATCTGGGTTGTAACTATTGCGATACAACAATACAGCGCCTCGCACAATTCGCAACAATTCATGCGTAAACATATGGTGCAATAATATACTCCATCCAAAACCATGGGCATACAGATGAGTTTGATCAGATGGTGTCCGGCCACTGGGAATCCGGACATAACCGGGACAAGATATGGCGACTCGTCGACTGCCCATCCCGCGTTACGTAGACATGCGCGAGTGGATCCGAATGCTTCACTCGCCGCGGTCCATCCAGTATGCTCGCTATGTATGAATGATTTGTTTCAATCTAGATCTCCATCGACATTATCTTCTAGATCCTCCGCACTAATATCGTAGCCATCGAACATGTCTATCTCATCGTCGGCGTCTTCATCCACTGATTGAATATGTTCATCGTCTGGCAAGTCGCGGCTGCTATGTGGCATGGATTTTAGTTTTGCGAAATTATAATCGCCGTGTCTTAAATCATGCTCTACGATTTTGCGAACGACGTACCGGACGATTTCATTCGCGGCGCCGCTCTCCTTCATCAGATCGAATATGATTTGAAGCAATTCTAGTAGTAGGCCGTCGGCGTTCGTAGATGATGGATATTTGGGGAGTGGCGGTATGCGCGAGGCCACGTTCTTATCGGTGTCAAGAATATTTTTTTGTACTAGCTTGTAGAATTCTGAATCATAATGGCCTCGCTGCATCCGCGACGCGTTTTTGGCAAACGTGTAATAGGAATAAAATGTTCTCACGTAGGATTCGATTGTCGGTAACGATCGAACCCCTCCCCGTACACCAATCGACCTAAGATCCAGCTGGGTATACAATTTCGATATGCTAGTGGCAATCGTTTCCAATTTAACCAAATCAACGTTGGCTACGACCGGTCGATTCGGTATCTCGCCGACGGGACTCGCGTATTGCAGAATACTGGCAGTGTCGTCTAATATACGCTCGGTGACTATTTTGCGGGTTTGCTTAAATAGTGTAGAATATTTTTTATAATAGTCGGGACTCATGGATTCCAGCTGTTCCGTGGTGGCGTTACATTGCGCGCATTTCCCATCCACGAATACGTGCGCATCCTTGATAGGACATACTAGCGCGTACAGTTCAAAGAAAGCCTCCATAATCATTTTGTCATGCAGCCTGTCTGCAATTAAAGTATTGCGTTTAACGGAGGAGTTGGCGATATCCATGCCGCAGTGCCGACACGTATATGTCAGCTTATTTCCCTTTTTAGTAATCGACCATCGATGTGACCGGATGACGCCCCCATCGATGTGACAATACGCGGTATCGTAGGCAGCTAAATCAAATTCATACTCCCGTCCGTTCTCACTTGGTATATGGCGCTTCGGATTGGTTCTTTTAATGCGTAGCCGGCGGGTCACTGCCGATTCGTATCCGAGAATGAATTCATTCGAAATTGGAGTGATTTGTGATAGGTATGCGCCATTGGTGGGTTCCAGGGTAACTGTATTTACTACAGACAAGTATGATTCAATGATGTGTCGAGCCACATCGTCTGATTTACTTTTCTTATCGACCGGTGTGTACATGTTTGCGTAAAGCGCATGCGTTGATATCTTTGGGGAATCTTTCCCCTTCGCGTACAACAGATTCATATCTACGCCCATTAAAGCAATTGAATCACCGTGATATTGCCCATGTTCTCGGCGGTACATATGCTGTGCGTAGTATGTGATGGGGCTCGATTTGATATCAAGATCCATTCGATCCCTTTTCGTTGACAGCTTCAGCTGTATGTCATTATCTGAAAATGTCTTGTTCATAGTTTTGAACGCGTCGATCAGTAGCGCTTTGATCCGAGTATCGGTGATGCCTATCTTTTTAAATATCGAATGGGATTGAATAATTTTAAACGCCATCAATAATTCGTCCTTCAGTTGAGCGCCTCCAGATACCGGCGCGGACTCGCGCGCCTCAGTTAATTTTGCGGAGATTAGTATACTCTCCTTCGATTTTATCTTGTGTAGGTTGATTGATATTAGACTAGAAAACGTGTAGACCCATGACAGATATTTCAATACGGTGTCCCGGCTCTCTTGTTCAGAAGGTGTTGATTTGGAAACAAGCTGCTTCACATATGGCCGAATCTGGGACGAAATTAGTTTAGTCATGGATACTTTATCAGCTGGGACGATTGCGCTATTCATATACATAGAAATTGCCGACGACACGGCAAGGTAGATGACTTGGTCGTCGGGGTCCGATTCGGATCCGCCATGATCATGTGTCGCAACGGGTGCCTGGATTATGTTTTCTGATTTGCCAAGCTCCTGTCCGCAATGTTTGCAGGAGAACGTAAATAAAGCCTCGGTATCTTCATTACCAGATCGTATCTGCCCGATCAATTTATACTGATTGATAATCTTTTGCCTAACCCAATACTCTTGGTCCTTACTGTCATTCGATAAGTGGATGGCTTGGATGGCTTCTTGGAGATCTACCTCGTGTATACACATCAATGGATATGAACACAGCTTGCACGGATACATCTTGTCCTTGTCCAAGGAATCGTAGTCGATATACGGTTCGACATTTTCGAATGCACCACTCTCGCGAGTGTTATCCTTATATTTTCGTAAATGCGCTAGGTGTTCGCATTTGTTATGAAGTATGGCGCTCTGTTCTGCCAAATCCTTTTCCACTAATATCTGGATGGCCTGTCTGTCCTTCTTTGGCACCTTGTCTAGTGAGAATCGATTGAATCGAACGAATATTGCCCGGCGATCTGTATAATCAAAATAGTACGGACACTTCTCGCGAGTGATTTTCTCGGCGCGTGTGTCGAGAAGGCGATTGTACGCGCCCCGCCTGATATTGGCCAATGCTTTATCTTTTTGATCTTTATTATACGCCATGCTTACCATCAGCTCCGCCACTTCTGGCGACGAGAATCCCAGTAGCCGAATCTGATCATATAGTCTCCAGCTACCGACGGAGTTTAGCGATTCATAGAATGATATGCTGTAAGTAGGATCGATTTCCTGACGGAGCGTGGCGTTTAGCTGTTTCAAAAATGGGAGCGTGGCGAATGGTTGCATACGACCAATAGTCCATGGTGCCGGTGTGACTTCATTTGTTCTGATGGACATTAGAGCCACATTCATACCCTCGTTCAGTTTTAGCGATATGTATCGATTGATATCGTTATATAGCCCTACGTCTTCGTAGTGTCCCGATTTAATCAGATAAATTTTCCCATATGGAGTCGATTTGGTATCAACCGCCTCCATATGGGATATGTCGATGGGGGCAGGGTGGTAGGCGAGTGGTTTCGCGTTGAAATATTTCCACGGGAATATGCTGTACGCTAGGTGGCTAACTAAATTATTCGGAAATGCGAACCCGATCACTCGACAGCGATCGCCTGATATCAGCTTTACTTGAAGAGCTTGCTTTCGTTCGGTATCGTATTGTATGCCAGTGCACGCCACTTGGCTCGTCAGTAGAATTCCCGATGTACCATACTTGGGCGATCCTATGACGGGGGTGGCATATAGAAGTATCTTCTTAAGAGCGAGCAGGTGTATATTTGTGACGTCTTGCAAATTCTTCCGTTCGTTATCTAGAAATAAATTAACAGCGATGTCTTGAATGGTATCGCGATTATATCCATGCTGTCGTATAATGCTATTGAGGATAGTAGTAGTCTCTAGCACAGACGATCCGTCTTGGTCGAGTATATATGGCATGCTGTCTTTAGGCGATGTCATTTTCCATCTATATTGGTACCAAGATATGCCAGAACAATTGCAGAAGTGTATCTGATTGTATTCAATGACAATATATAGTCATGAAGTCCTCCACTAAAACACCGACCCCAGATCAAAAAACGATCCTGACGCTGCTGGATGTAGCCGGATCGTGTATTACAGATATCGCGTTCAATCATCTGTATGACCGCGCCATTGTAATCCATGAGAAGACTAGCAAAGGACTCTCGGAGTGTTACCGGCAGACGCTATCCGATTATATCAACGAAAGTGAGTCCGCGCGCTTCTGTAGCGTTCTATTGAATTCGGTTCATCACTACACTCGTATGTCAACTATTTACAAGGATATCTCATACCCTAATTGTATCAATCTATACGCGTCGCTGTTTGTCCCTCAGATGTACATCGGATCACTTACTTCCGAGCAGAAATTGAACATCCTGTCTATGATATTTGGCAGTTCCGTGCGCGAATTCGCATCCGCAATCATCCGGCAATACATCGGATGTATCATTGACGATCACAATGATCCGTCAAACGTGGAGGAGTTACAGGATTGTATTTTGAAAATATTACTCAACGAGCGCGATGTCAGCTACAAGCGATTCATTGAATCTCAAAAAAAGACTCCGCCACAGACTCCTCCCACTCAGTCAAATGGAATGGTGAAACTGGCATCCGCTTATAAAAAATCAATCAATGAACGCGCGACATTGAAGAAAAAGAATACGGCACTCATGCGGAAGCATGCGTTGCTATTGAAGCAATTCGAAGAATTGAAAAAAATGTTCCTAGAGCAACTTTCCACACACAAGGAACAGAATAAAATAATCGAAGAATTAAAACAGCACCTGAACCAGTCGAACAAGCCCCCGATGAGTGAAGATATTCTGATTGAGGAATCGGACAATGACGATAAAGAATTGTTCTCAGTTCAATATGTTTAATTATTTAATTCATCGCCAATAGCTTCGACAAGTGGTTCATTCTGCAGATCACCATCTGCAGTAGTGCGATCCAATCTGTAGTGATGTTTAATAATAATATTGTTCATCGCAACGCCCGCGGCAATAACAGCATACGATGTGATCAAATGCTGCGCGCATGTGGATATAGAGGATCCTCCTTTTCGTTTGCGAAATGTCTTTCCATATATGTAATCGATTACCCATAGCACCACCAGTATGAGAATGGATATGATAAATGGATTGAATACCAATGGTTTAAGACACGGGCTATTCCATATATAGGAGCCGAAGTGCGTCTTAATTTTTTTACATGAGACTACCGATGAGTCGGGGTCAGACATCGTTTTAGATGCTTATATATATACGGCATATTTCATACGTGTGGTTTAAAATTGAAGTATTTGTCATTCAATATACGAACCACCATGGCTCCTCAACGTATTACCCCTGCTACCTTCCTCGCCCAGGCCGATCAGCTCCATGTTGAATTGGCAAAGCAAGTTATGGACCCGACTGAAGTGAAGGGCTATCTAGCCGAATTTACTTCGATCACGATTCCCTCCAGTCAGTCGGTTCAGTCGGTCGCGAAATTATTTCACCGAGGCCCAGGCAAATCATTCGATGTGAAGACGAAATCATTCGGATCGGGACAGACTAACCTATTCAACGAGGAGGTCAAGACCTGTGATCTGGGCGAGTCAGGTAAATTGATGAGCACTACAATCACGCCGATTTCCGCGGTGCCACATACCGCAGAGAAAATAGAATTGACCACTAGTTACACCTACGCGCTAGCTGAGTACCCTAGCTGGGTGCTCCAGATCAGTTTGATAAAAACTCTAAGCAACCCGCTGGAGTTTTCTAGCAAACTAGTATCGGCTAAAGCCCTTCTCGTTGACGTCGATCTCGAGATCATGGATCCATCAGCATACGACTATGTCGTGACAAAATTGGTTCGCATAGACGACATCCAATTTTCGTACAACGATGTAATCCAGCTGATGGGCGATGTGTCTCCTGGCGAAATGGTTGGGTCGAAGGCATACCAGTCAGCCATATACTCTTTGGCTAAAGACATCTACCGAGACGCGATCACCATATCACAGTTCAAGCGACAGTCTGGGTTCAAGAGATTGTGTTCGAACACGGTGGAGCTTAGTCGCCCCATTTATTTCAAGCAAGTGCTGTCTGCGATTGACACCTTCTATATGACCGACAAAATGGATGGCACGCGAGCCATGCTGATCATAGATGAATACTATCGCCGGAGTGGTCATCGCCGCATCTTCCTCGGCGCGGCAATCAAGGCCGTTTCGGATCGGGTGTACGATATCCAGACATTTCCAAGCCCTCAGAAAGGCAAGGTGATTGAAACCGATCACACGGTGTTAGATGTGGAAATGATGCCAGACGCCGACGGATACCAATTCCACTGCTTTGATGTGATCGCATTGAAATCGCGTCGACTGAGCAATGCCCCATTCAAGGAACGATTTGCAAAATTCGACGAGGTGCAGTTGATGATGGAAAAGTATGACGTGGGGTCCACAAAGACATTTGTCAAGCTCGAAAAGGATGGGTATGGGGACCAGATCAAAACTTTCATGGATATCGATCGGCCATACCATGTCGATGGGATCATCTTCACGCCAGAGGGATCAAAATACAACCCACGAGACAAGGGCGTACGTAAGTCCGAACGGGTATTCAATACCGACTATTCCTCAACTATCTCATTCAAATGGAAGCCTCTCGATCAGCTCACGATCGATTTCTATCTGATGTCTCATCCTACGAAGAAGGGCGTTTACATGCTATGTTCTGGAGTGGATGCGAATACATTCGCCCGGCTTCAGTTATCGTTCTTCGATGGGTACGCGTCTCCAAATACGCCTAATTCACACAGATACTTCCCTATCCAGTTCGAGCCATTGGATGGAGATTTTCTAACGGAGTGGTCTCCTAGTAAAGAGGATCTGAAGCTCTATGGCCAAAATTATCCCACCCTAGACGGGCTTGTGGGAGAATTTGCATTCGCTGATACTCATGGAAAACGAATTAGCCCGAAGCTATTGCGACTACGCGTGGACCGCGCGCAGGATATCGCAAAGGGGGAATATTTCGGAAACGCACTGAGATACTCGGAATTGATTTGGCATAGTATCCAGCACCCACTCACAGTCGAGGCAATGTGCAACCCGACCGACATTGGATACTTCGCCGTCGATAATAACGACTGGTTCCGCCCACAGCGCAGCTTCAATTCCTTCGCCAAGTCGCATCTACTGGAGACCTACCTGTTTTCGAAAACAAGCGGGAAGGCGCGCATCATGGATTTGATGGCAGGTAAAGGCCAAGATCTCGGCAGAGCGATAGACATCGGCTACGATGAAATCATCCTGCTCGACCGAGATATCGATGCGATCTACGAACTGCTCGAGCGTAAGTACAACTTGCGCGTGAAGCGAAAGAATGCCAGTGCCAATATTCACATCAAGAAGGCAGATTTCGAAGCGTCCGCGGATTCCAATATCAAAGCACTGAAGGTGGCTCAAAGTAGCATCGACTCGTCCATGGCCAATTTTGCAATCCATTATCTGTGTCACGCGCCTGGTGCAGAGCAATCCAACCCACTGGTCGAATTTGCCAAGTTCAACGCATTCTACCTGAAACCCGGCGGCCGTCTCATGCTAACTGCTTTCAACGGAGGCGATGTCTTTCAGCTATTGCAAAATAAAGACGAGTGGGGAGTGAAAGAGCACGGGCGAATCAAGTATTCGATCCGACGTCAGTTCAGTTCCGACAGCCTGACCAACAACGACCAGGCCATTGATGTGCTGCTTCCATTCAGTGGGGGGCGATACTACCGCGAGTATCTGGTCAACTACGATTATGTTGAGAAGGTATTCGAGGAGAATGGCTTCAAGATGATCAAGACCGATGGATTTGGCTCCCTACTTAGGGCATTCAAGTCGCAGAACTCGCGCGGGTACGCGGAATTGACTGACGCTGACAAAGAGTACGTCAGTTTGTATGGTTACATGGTGTTCGAGCGATTGTAGATGGTCGCCACAGTCATACATTTTTTTAGACCAAAATTGCATAAAATATACAATCTATATACAACTGACCACCAGATGCCGGCCATCATAGGAGAGTGTGCCAAGTATCTTCGGCTGAATGCGGTCGGCGCCTGGCATGAAACATTCCGATTTAAGGATGTCGATACAGGAGAATACCTACACCCAGTATCTCGAGAACTCATTCTACTTCGAGTGGAGACCGAGTCGAAGCGCCGAGCATTTTACTGGATATATAACCCACAGGATGCGATACGATTCAATCAATTCGTTGGCCTACAGCTGAACGCCGAGGCGCATGAAATACTAATCGCGCCTAGATGTCGAATGTTTTACGATATCGACATGAAGCTCGATGAGATTCAAAAAAACGAACTGGCCGAAAACATGGGATTCGCGCTATCTCCCGATAATGAAATCGATGTCATGGAAATGATGGGTAAGAAGCTCGCCGCCATTTTCAAGGAGGCGACTCTAATATCTCTTGAGGACCACAACATCGATCTCGAGTCGGACTTGATAGGATTCGATTGGATGTTCACTATGCGCAATCGCGCGCTTGACCATGACGGATTCAAGATTAGCATACATCTTGTGACCAACTTGATGCTATCACTCGCGGTATGTTCCGCCATCGCAAGCGATGTCAAGCTACATGCGATCAGAAATAATACGGGGGTATTGGACATATCGGCCGATGTGGCGGATCAACTATCTGAATCCATCGATGAGATGCAATACCGCAAACATGGCTCGCTCAGTTTGCCGTTCGGCACCAAGGCATGCGCATTCGGGAGATCGACCAACTGGATCTACCAAGAATACGCAATACCCGGCCAATACTTCTTCATCACGGCAGCGGACAGATTCTCCATTACTCAGATAGATGTGTCTGGATACAATATCCAAAGCACCGCCGGGATCTCGACAACCGAGGCTAGTCCCGAGTTTGTCGAAGAGGCTCTTCGACATATACACCATATCAAGGACTATGACCCGCGGGTGTGGGACATCGGTGCGTCTACTTTGCGCAAATCGACAATGTATGTGAAGCGGTACGCTCCTAGCCATTGCTCCATTTGCCTTAGAACTCATGACAACGACAACACGCTGTTCCTCATCTTCAATTCTGAAAAAGGAATGGCGTCGTGGAAATGCACCAGGTCCCCCCACATGAAAGCGATCGTGTTCTACCAAGAGCCGATCAATGACAGCGCGGTCATAACTGCCGATGATTTGGACGCATTCGCATCAAAAAGAAGCACGCCGATACCGCTCCGTGCACACTCGGATATCGACTATCAAGAGGAATCAATTGACGATGGCTTCGATCTAGAGGCGTTCGCTTCGAAGCATGTGCCCCCTGTCGCCAAAAACTCCATGGATATAGAAGATCTCTTCATAGGAGATATGCGACCGAGTGTATGTCATATGATTGATTCTCAGCAGGACCTGCACCCATCCACACACCGCTGGATAGATGCATTTATTGCCATCCGATCGGAGATGCCCGCGATCCCCGATTATGCGCCCGACGATCCGTTCGATAGAGCCCCAAGAAGAAGCTCTCGTCGGAAATTCGAATGCGCGGGGCCTATCATTCAGCACAAGATACTGGAGACAACTGCCCATGTCTCGGGGGATGAAAAATCTGATAGCGAGGACGAAATCTCATCCACGCCGGATACCACTCGCGAGACACACGGTGTTCGCCGGATCAGCGCCAGGCGCGCGCGTATGTAAATCCATTTGCCATGCACTATTTCATTTTTTTTACAAACAGCTCAAAATCCTCTACGATATTCTTATGACTGGTGTGTACTATAGCGGAGTCCTCGGTGCCATCTATTTGAAAGTAATGACTCGTCGCCTGGTCAAACCCAGTTCTGGTCTGACACTGGGGCGCGTGGATATACGAATTGCGCGGTCGTAATTCATTAACAGTATTCGGCGTCAATATTCTCTCGAGCATGATCATCTTATATTCGGGTATATCGGCCGAACCATAGCAATTTAATGATGGCCACCACAAGCTGTCGTATTGCATCTCCCGCATTTTATCAACAGCGACCACCAATGTATTGTAATATGAGGAGTATGGCTCTACGTTGATATATACCCGGTCTCGCAATAGTTCCATCAAAAGATAATCCGACGATGCTATACATACGCGAACGGATGGAGACAGATCTACAAAATTACATCCGATGCGATGCCCGTATGTATCGGCTATCTCGTACCCATCCCCGCATATCGTAGTCGGTTTAAGATTGATCAAGGGGCGAAATGTCTTTGCCTTTTTTATGGATAACTTGGTCAGTTTCATCGCGCGCTCGATATCGCACGTGAGGATCGAAATTGGCATATCCGCGGGCATCGTGAGGATCAGCTCACTTTCAGTCAGTGTCCATGTTGGCTTGGATTTATTTAGTAACAACGCCATCGCCACGTATCCGCAGATACATACTGGGCCGGTGTAAATAAATGCATCGTCATTCAGTTGATTAACGTCGGGCGGCGTGATTTGAATTACTTTCAGTGGGATTCGAACCTCGCGGGTTTTTATTTTAGTCATACTGTATTCAATTGGATAAACTGATCGAAGTAATGCATTACGCTGCATATCTTTTGATAGACGATTGAACACATTCAATGAAGCCCCAGTATCCATAAGTAATTTCGATAATGACAACCTCTGATCAATAAATTGATAGTGGGGATGGACTACCCGCAGATGACCGACGTCGAGAAATGGGATCTGCTTGAATCGTATAGATGGTATATACGTGGCGTCTAGTAGCACCACTCGTTTCATGCGAACCCGCACGGTCGTCACATGCGCGGCGTTGATGACATTGACATCAGGGATCCCTTCTTTGCATAGTATTTCCGCCAGTGCGTTGGCGTGAGTTAAGTTTTCATCGGATATGATATCATAATCTGGTAGTACATCTTCCGCATAGATAGACAACCCCTTTAGCCGCAGTGCCAAATCTATGGCCATGCCTCCAGTCAATATTAATTTGTGTTTCGATACATACTCTTCAGTTAATTTAATTGCCCGATCGATTAGAGGTTTGTAATAATTTAACTGGTACAAGACAATATCCGGGTCCTGCATTGTCTTTATCTGCTATACTATACTGTACAGAGAACACATTGTTAATGATACAGATATGGGCTACTCTGCGATTACGGTAATAGAATCATTATACAAGCAAGACGGAGGGCGCCTAGGAGATAAGAATAAATTACTTGAATATGTGCGGGGTAATGTAAATACTTATCGCGATCGGCTTGACTTTGGCAAAACCAATGTGTATACCGGAAATGTCGCATCCGTCTTGTTGGTAGGCATATCGAAATCGGGCTCTACGATAACGCCCCAGCTGATTGATGTAGACGTGTCCCAATTCACCGCAATCTCCAGCAACGGCGATCGAATGGATACGTTTTCGACTTGGGACGGAAACTACAGCGAGAGTCGCCCATATAGTGCAAACTATTTGAGTACTATGCAGCAGCCAGGCATTAATATGAAATACTCAGAACTGCAGGACATGAATAAAGCAGTTGCGTCCATGCCTTCGGGGGGGGGAGCTAAATCGGATCCGAACAGTGCTACCAAGCCAAGCCAGGCCAACTGCTGGAGAGAAATGGATAACCAATATTCGGGGGCGTCGGATGAATCGGTTCTCAAGCAATACGAAGACAAGGGAGTCACCGATATCACGCATCTGTTTTATTCAGTGGGTATAATCGATGAACTGCAGACACGGTATGGGTATCGCACTCCAGATCCGACTCGACCGTATAGCCCATTCAATTGGGTGCGGGCGTCAGACACGGCATCACCGAGTGCCAATTGCGCGTATTATAAAATATTATATCTGCCGGAGTTCGACGCATTGGTCCATTCGGGGATCATTAGTAACCCGAGCTTATTAACAAAATCATTCGTATCCAGTGCGCAGTTTAGGAACATGATCGCCTCTATGACTCGAATTAGCGACTATAAGCTGAAGGCAGGGGATCTAGAAAATCAAACATCCATCCATTATTTGCATAGGATCCATTCCACGATGATCTCAAAAGGGGAACGGTTGCTGGCCGGTCAATATTTATATTCTAAAGATTTCAAGTACAAACTACACCTGCGTCGCAATGGAGAGCTGTTTGTATGGCAACTGCCCGTCACTGCAGGCGGATTGGATACACCTTTGTATTCCATGCTAGCGCCGTCTGGCAAATGGGCTATACAACAGAATAATGTAATAGCATGCGCACTATTACTGCAAGGAGATGGAAATATTGTTATATATGCCAACCCGAACGTATCGGTCGAATACAACGGTACTAATGTACCCAAAATAACAATATCCGACAGAAACCCAATCGCGGCAACCAGTACGAATTTCAGTCTGACGTCTCTGTCGGATAATTACAGTCTGATCACATTGCCGGGGGGGGTGACAGCGCTGCTTAATGCCGGAGTCAATTCTGGAAAATCCAAAGTGTCATACGTGGATGGATCAATTGCCAGCAACCATAAAAATACATCAAATCCGTATGATCTAGCGTGTATCAACGGATATGATATTTATAAAAATGGAGCATCCAACAATACTATCACCGATATAACTGAACAGAACCAAAAAGGAACACCGTGGTGCTACGCGTCTCCGGTTGTTCGACCGATAGATGTAGTCAATGGTATCATGCAGTTTGAAGACGCGTCTCTTCAACTGATTGTAGCAGAAGTGGGAACCGATAAGGTATCATATGCTAACGCGTATGACGTATACTACGAGATAGTGTCGGGCGAATTTATGGCGAAGGCAATCGGACTAGGGTACAATATGATAGACGATACGATAGACACAATACGCATGGGATACTGCTCCAGGGGCAATAGATTTGCAAAGGATCCCGATTGCAAGAAACATATGAACCGACTGGCCGAATCTAGGTCGGGGTGGGGAAATGTTATCGATTATAAAATGCGCAAACAAATCTGCGCCGGCACTATCCCAAGTGAACATGTCGACGCATGCGCGGTCATATCGCCGAAATCTACAGTAGTGGCATCGCTGGCCAAAATAGACCCAGACTTCGGAATCATGAGTACTAGTAAATCAAATACATCCTATCGACCATTTGGCGTAGAAGTATCCGATGTGGGAGCGGTGATGGCAAAGTATACATCATACACTACTGAGCAGCTAGATATTCTATTCAGTGCGATAACGCCTGGGTACTACGCAAAATGGCAAAACCTTTATGCGGTTGCGGCGGGCGTTACTCCATTCAACCCTCCAGACTTTACGAAAAGCCCATTTTATAAAGTTTATAAAATGCCGAGCGTCGCCTCCAGTCCGAGTGTATTTATATTCATGAATACGACCAGTGGCCCAATATCTGTATCTGGAGAAATGGACTTCCCATATAATACATCGAAAACAGCGTACGCTCTGTCGGACCCATTTTGGAAAAGGATATTAATATCGGGGTCCATTCGCCAAAACAGTAAATGGGCAGGCGCTGCGTTTACGCCGATCACACTAAATGATGTAAAAGCCATATCAACTCCAGTCGAATACAATTTAATCACATCTACCCTATACGACGCAATAACTATAGATATCACAGGCGAGCCGGCGGCAAATGCCATTGTATTTATTAAATCACTTAGCGCGGATAAATTAATCCAATACGTTCGATCACTGCAGGATATTACTACGGCCGAGATAGCCTCGCCCACATCTAATTGCAAAATCGCACCAGATGCATGCTTTGATAAGGCAATAGATTACATCAACAATAATCCATTTGATACAGTGAGCAATACATGGTGCGACCTGGCACTGTCGCCGATTACTAGAGCAACTGATATATCGTACCTTAGTCTGAATAATGGAGCCAAGATGGGCGCAGCCTGCAATGTAGCATATGCAAAAACTAAATGCGCGCTGCCTGAATCAAGATATAAATCCGGATTTAAAGATCGAGGGCTAGTTGCATACTCCTCTAATAAAATATTTGAATCGTTTAGTGGAGGGACTGGGTGCGTATCTTTATGTACCACTGCACCAGTGGATGGACCACTGTATAACGCATGCAAAATCGGATCAGTTGAATACTGTAAACGTAATTCGAATATTGTACAGGACGTATGCAGAAGTGACGCTGCGATATACCCCGAAGTGCAAGCGATGCTGACGACCTGGTGCAATGATAAATCTAATCAATCCATGACAGAATACTCCACGTACTGCTCATCCAATCTAACTCCGCAAACAAATATGCCGGTTGGCGCGGGGGGAAGTGTCGTAGAGATTCCCTCAAATCCAATGAATGAACTGGTATTGCAACCCACCGCTTCATATACACCACCCACCGCTTCATATACACCACCCGCCTCTTCATCCGCACAACCTACATCTTCATCCGCACAACCTACATCTTCATCCGCACAACCTACATCTTCATCCGCACAACCTACATCTTCATCCGCACAACCTACATCTTCATCCGCACAACCTACATCTGCGCCATCGGCCTCTTCAGCCGCGCCACCCGTCGCCACATCCGCGCAACCCACCGCTACAACAGCACCACCCACCGCTACACCCGCGTCTGCTGCTACATCGGCGCTTGCTGGTGATAGTATGAGTCCAGCAATGGATACTGTGATAATAATTTTGATGGTGTTACTGGGAATGTTAATATTGGGGGTGTCTCTGCGCGGGTTTCTTCGGCGAAAAGTAGCTCATCGAGCACGCGCGAATGAAATTGATTTATTCATGATATAGATATACTAATATCGATTCTGTTCGGTCTGATATCCATGCGTGCAATTCTTTCAGAGACGGGATTTGCGTTTAATGCGACTGAGTACATTGCGATATATGGCAATGATGCGTTCCTCAAGCTATTGAAGAGGTATACCATCCGTACAATTGATCGAGTAACGAAAATCCCAAAAACAACGAAACTGTATGCGATCGTGAAGACTGGGGAGTGCAAAATTGTCGAACTACCGAGATTTGCTAGCACCGACTTAGTGGCCGATATTCAATGTCAGTCGACTCCTATCAAACATATCGAAACCCAATTACCGAAGGTGGTCGGTATCGATGCGATACAGTATACCGGCCGGAGCAACCCGAACCAAATAATCGTAGTGGACCATATTATGGCCGGAATGAAATCGGCGCATTCGTTCTACGGCGCCACTATAAAGCTTCTGGCGGGTTGTGGAAAGACGTATGCCGCAATGGATATAATTGGGCGTCTGCGCATGAAGACACTTGTAGTAGTTCCTAATACATATCTGCTCGATCAATGGGTAGTACTACTGCGCGAGTATTTTCCTACCACTAAGATCGGGACGCTGTATGGGAAACAAAAGGAGGACGGAGATATTATCGTGGGTATAATTAACACTCTGGCCGAACTCGATTCATTCGAAGTGAAGGAGAAAAGGCCGTGGCCAAATGTTGGCAAAACGCTTCGACATGTGACCACGACCAGCACGATTAAAGTGGATACCCTAATGAAAGACGTGGGCCTTACGATCATGGACGAAAGTCAAATGTACTGCTCGAAGGAATTTAGAAAAGTGTTCAAACGGATCCACTCTCGCTATACGATCGGCCTGTCCGCAACGCCAGACATTAGAGAAGACAAATTAGATGCGATACATCAGTTATGGCTAGGCCCGATAATCGACGCGGAGACACTTCCTGGATTTAATAAAACTCAGGATGTATTTGTGTCGACTGCCAAAATGATCGAGTACCACGCGGAGGAGGCCCACTGCAAATTCAATATCAGGCAGGAGACGGGCATGATAGACTACGCGTCCATCGTAGAATCGATAGTAAATGATCCACACAGGAACCGGCTCATCATAGACCAAATACTGAAACTGATGAGCAAGGGGCTTTACACATTCGTATTTAGTGACAGACGCTCTCATCTGGAACATCTTTATAATCTACTGGAACGACGATGTGCACAGATGGAACAGTCTGTTCAGCTAGAGCTCCCAGAATCTGATATGAAAGTCATTCTATACGGAGGATCTTCTGAAGATACTATAGACAAGGCGAAGACGCTAGGAACTGTAATATTTACAACATACCCATACGCAGCGGTCGGCGTATCAATCACCAAACTAAATGCGCTGGTGATGGCAACGCCGAGAAGGAGTAATATGAAACAGATCATCAATCGAGTATTCCGATTGGGTAGCGATGCCAGCGTCAGGAGAATCATTATCGATATATGTGATGCTAAGCTGCCGATCAAAGGACAGAAAAGAGAACGCATCAAGGCATATCAGGAGCGCGGGTGCGACATAGTCAAAATGAGGGTCGACGCGCCATTGTGCGACTGACCAAAATTGGCATTAAAATTGACGCCTCTGTAAATCTAATATAATCCACACGATATCGCTTCTAGCATAACATGCAGCAGCCACATGCCCCAATCATCACCCACTACGTTGTCATGGTGGAGGATGCGCCTCCGCGGTCGACAGATAGCTGCTGTGCGCGGACTCTCCCATATTCAAACCTGATCCTCATGGCTCTGTATGTCCTGGTCATGCTGGCCCTCATCTACGCGTCGCGCAAAGAGTAGTTCTTTTTTGTATAAAATTGACAAATCAATGAGATCATATACAGAGACGGCTCCATGCGTATGCGAACCATATATGAAGATATTCAATACGACGAATGGAATGATTGCGTCATTGTGATTGGAGACGACATCACGGTAATGGAAGCCGCATGCAAATCCTCGGATATGATACGCACTGTCATCACGATCGCGGCGATGCTCGCAAGCCTGGTGGCGTTGTATGTGGTGAGTAAATGTATTTAGTGGACACTCATTTGTGTTCTGCATGATGTATTTTTTTCATCACATGAATATATCAAGCATTATGAGTCATTGGAATAAAGTTGCAGTAGAACTGCCTAATATTGCCCAAATGGGACAAGATAGCATCCGATCCAGTAATGACGAAGCGTTCCATAGTAATAACTCAAGCGACGATGTGCCAACTATACCCCGGTCCAGCGTCCATATCCCACACCATCGTCGATTAGGCTTAGCCCCTAAGCAAATATCTTTTCGTCAGGCTGTGATGAATGCCAGTCTAAAAGCAAGCCGGGCGAAGCGCATGAGGGCGTTGGTTGCATTGACAATACTCGGCTTCTTGGCCATGTTTGTGGCCTGGTTCTGCATAAGCCCTCAGGATTTTTCCATTGCTAATAATGATACATTCGATAGCAACGGAGCCATAAACGGCAAGAAACGATGCCATCCATCAATGAATGCGCTTTACTTCATGGCTACGACGCTGACCAGTACTGGCTACGGTGATATATGTCCAGTTAGCCCAGCTGCCAAATTTATGACATCAATCTTTCAGATATTTGCATGGTCGATCAGTCTAGGCGCTGTGTGGTACTTGAGTGATGGCATTAAGGCGGTGAAGGAGAAAGTAAATGCAGCGATTACTAAGAATGACGAAAACAAATAGGGCGTCTTCTTAGCGATGTATTTTTTTTATGTATCACCAGCCGCCTGTTGGAGACGCATGGCGCATTGGCGATATCGTTATAAAATTGAACATTAAATATATATATATACCGCTTGGTAACAATCTCTCTCCCACTTACCCACTCAACGCTTTAACTTCATTTGAAAAAATGGTCCTCAACAACGACATGCTGATCCCGATCATCGAGTCCGCTTTGACGAAGGGCAGTGTGATCAGCGCTACGCTGGGAAGTTACGACAATTTTGTTGAGAACGGAATTAAGCAGATTGCCAAGGACGTGTTCGAAATGAGGTTTGAATTGGACTCGGCTAATACGGTCGAGCGCGATTCGACTGTAGTCAAGTACTCGCTCGAGGTTACTGTCGATGACGTTCGTATTGGAAATCCATCGAAATACGACCCTGCCACGCAGCAAAATGCCGCGATGTTTCCGAACGCCGCACTGGTCAGTGATCTGACGTACTGCTCTGGCGTGTACGTCGATGCGACTTTGGTTGCGAAGGCGTACCATAAGAATGGCACCATTAGCACGGAGAAGATTACGATCGATGATACCATCATCTGTAAGCTGCCGACCATGGTCAAAAGCAAGATGTGCAACATGTACAACCGATCGAACGAAGCGCTCATCCGTCTTCAAGAGGATCCATCTGATCTTGGTGGTTACTTTGTTATCAAAGGGAACCAGTACATCATCATCAACATGGAGAGCATGAAGTACAACGAGAGCAGAGAATTTGTGAATGAGGGGCATAAGAACGAACTATGCCGCGCTGATATCATCAGTAAGCCGGGAGACGCGTTCGAAAACTCGTACAGCTACGTCATTAAGCTGTTGAACAAAAATTCGATCGTGATCAACATGAGCATGGCGGGGTTCAAAGAGATAGAGGTGCCGTTCTTCATGTTCTTCCGAGCGCTGGGGGTTTACTCGGCCAAGGAGATCATCTCGTACATCACATACTCATTTGATGACTCGGAGCCGATCGCGCAGAGCATGATGAACATCCTCGAACTGGCCCTCACGAATTCATATCCCGACATGAATTCGGTGCTGAGAAGCGAGTTCCCTCATCAAAAAGGGACTCCGCCGAGCTCGGTGAATGTCATCACGAATCAAGATGAAAATCTCCACATACTGACGCGCTGTCTCAAGTATTTCGATTCGTATCGAATGAAACTTAAGACAGCGAACGAAGATGAGGCGATGAACATCGAGAGGTTCCTACTCAGCAAGCTGGAACAGAACATCGATCTAAAATTTCTACCACACATCGGCCTGACTGCGAACGATCGCAAACGAAAGGCGGCGTTTCTTGGACACATGATCCACAGAATGCTGCTGGTGCATCTAGGCGTTTTGGGATCAACTGACCGAGACTCATACAAAAACAAACGCATCAACGATGCCGGGATGTCTTACTCGCGTGTATTCAAGACTCAGTTCAACTTCATGGTTGTGCAAAAACTGAAGCGACAGTTCATGAAGGATTTCAAAAACAACAGCTTCGTGGATATCAATCTGCCGGCGCTTTTCAAAAGTGCTATCAAAGCAGATGATTTTGAAAAGGCACTCATGAATGCGATCGTAAGCGGAGACAAAACGCTGACGGTCAATAAGATGACATTCAAAAACAGACTGTCGTCGCAACAGCTCCATCACAAAAACAAACTCAATGTGTTGACCACGCTACGAAGCATCGACACTCCAGACAAAGGAAACAGCGCGAAGTCGTCGGAGCGCGCGATTCTACTCCGACAGGTTCATCCGACTGGAACCGGATACATCTGTGGGATCACATCCGCAGATACTGGAGCCAAGGTAGGCATGAGCAAACAACTCAGTGTAGCGGCGGATATCACTCCCGCGTCGTCGTCTGAAGTACTCAAACACATTGTATGTGAGGATCCCGACTTGATTCAGATCAACACGATCCTCGACGACATGACACTCTTGGTGAAGCATAACCTACACAAGGTTTTCGTCAATGGAGATTGGATGGGGTGCGTCAAAGATTTTGCGTCCTTGCTAGATCGGTACCGACAGAAGCGACGGGCAGGAGAAATCAATGAGTATACGACCGTGTCTCATAATATCATCGCCAACGAGATCCACATGTGGGTCGACTCGGGGAGATTGACACGCCCGCTCTTGGTAGTGCACAACAATTGCAACGACAAGGACTACTCGCACGATAAGTTCCGCCAGTGGATTTCTCTGACAGAGAAACACATCGACCAACTGAAGGACGGGACCATTGACATCGATGATCTTGTACGAGAAGGGGTGGTCGAATACATCACGCCAGAGGAACACGAAAATACATTCATTGCATTCGAACATGATCGATTCGTACGCGATATCAACGATCCGCTGCACAGATACACCCACGTAGATATCCCGCAAGGGAACATGGGACTGGTAGCACTCACCAGCGTGTTCGCAAACCATAACCAGGCAGCTCGTATCGTGTTTCAGACGAATCAGGTGAAACAGACAAATAGCTGGCCGCTCAAGAATTGGACATTCACAGCGCACAAGGATCTGTACCACCAGATCTATACAGAGGATCCACTGGTCACGACATTCGCATACAAACACATCCCACCGATGTGTACGAACGCGGTTGTAGCGGTCGCGATCTACGGAGGGTACAATCAAGAGGATTCGCTGATTATCAACAAGGCATCCATCGACCGCGGGATGTTTGACGCCGCCCATATGTCGTACGACAAGATTGACGTCGAACAAAACGAAATCGTGTGCAGACCCGACCCAAGTAACACGTCCGATATCAAAAGCTACTGCAATTACGAGAAGCTGGTGGACGGGATCGTTGCGGAAGGGGCATTTGTTCAAGAGGGCGACTGCTTGGTCGGCAAAGTGGCCAAACTCACAAAAGCCGACATCAAAGACGCGAACATCATTTACACAGACCGAAGCATGGTGTACCGATCGAAGGAGCCCGCGTATATCTGGAAGGTTGTCCACGGACAGAATCACGACGATAGGGAAATCATCAAAATCGTGTTCAAGACATTCCGCAGTATCGAAATCGGATGTAAGTTCTGCCTTACTCCAAATCACGAAGTGCTCACGCCAACAGGATGGATGTCGATTGCCGATATGACTCCAGAGCATCAGATTGCCGCAATGAGCCCAGATGGGGAGTTTGTATACGAACACCCTAGCGAGGTCCATCAATTCAAACACAAGGGCCAGATCTACAAGGCGTCCAATGCATACATCGATTGCGAGACGACATTAGACCACAAGATGTTTGCCGACGCTACGCAACGCCCAGCTGGAGTTAAGCAAGGCGAGTCAAACTTTCAACTAATTCCAGTCAAAGAACTGCTAGACACCGATTACCGTGTCAAAAACGCAATGAGTCCATGGGTCGATCAGCCGGACCAAGTCACATTCACTATGCCAAACCAATTGGAAGTGGGGATGGACGACTGGCTACTCTTCCTCGGGATATACCTTTGCGAGGGACACGTTGATTCAGGATGTATGGTTCGAATCAGTGCGCACAAGCCTCGTATTATGCGAACACTGATGGATGTGCTGCCAAAGCTCAAGCTCGAATACGCGATCTACCCTGGTACTCCGAACGACGTATACCTTCGTAGCGATGGCCGGTTCCTTGGAAAATCATTTCGGCTATTAGGCAAGGGTGTTGAGAAACGATTCCCAGATTACGTGTGGGATCTCAACATGAAGCAGAGCCGTATTCTCCTCGACGCAATGATTCTTGGCGATGGCGATTATAGCAATCGCGCGAGTACATTCTACTTCAACTCAGGATCTCGAGCTCTTGCGGACGGTGTGCAGAGATTGGCATTGCACTGCGGGATTGGGTCTAAAGTATCAGTGAAACGGCCAGCTGGAGAAATTGTAACCATCAAAGGAGTCGACACAGTCCGCAAGACCGATGCGCTAAGAGTGTCATTCTATTGCAATAACACGACACAGAGTCCATGGATTCGCACGAAACATGCGCAACTGGTTGATTATGATGGAATGGTGTACTGCCCGACCGTCTCCTCTGGAGTATTTCTCACGCGAATGAATGGGAAGGTCCATTGGACCGGCAACAGTTCTAGGAGCGGACAAAAAGGGATCACGGGGTTCTTGTACGATGAAGCCGATATGCCAACATCCGCGTCAGGAATCAGGCCAGACATGATCTTTAACCCACTGTCGCTCATCACGCGAATGACAACCGGAGTAATCTTTGAAGGGATGTTATCCAAGATTGCAGCGCACACGGGGACCTGTCCCGATGCTACGATGTTCACGAAATTGGATATCGACAATATCGCAGACACGCTGGAGTCATACGGATTCAAGAGGAACGGCACGGAGCGACTGTACAACGGCATGACAGGGCAATACATAGATACGGAAATCTTCATTAGCCTGGAGGCGAGACAGACGCTGCAGAAGTACACATTGGATACCATCTACGCAAATTCGGTCAGCCCCACAGACGCACTCACTCGGATCCCGTTGCATGGCAAACGAGTATCGGGAGCGTTGAAGCTTGGGAGCATGGAGACTGCCTGCCTGAGCGTGTCCAGCATCAATTTCCTACAAGAGAAGATGACTCGTCATTCAGATGGCATAGAGGCATACGTATGTGAGCGATGCAACACGCGAGCGCCGATTGCGAACGAAGAGGCGCGGCTATGGCGATGCAATAATTGTGGGGACCTAGCGTCGATTGTCAAAATCGACACCACACACAGCTCTCAGCTGTTTCAGAACGAAATGCAAAGCATGGGCGTACAGACCAAGATACATGTCAAGAAAGCCACGTTCGAAACGCCGATGTAATTCAAAAAAACATCACGGAGCAATGTATTTTTTTAATCATGGCGCCGGGTCAGAGCATGCGCGTAGTCGACTTGATGCGCGTTTGCTTGAAATTGATGTACGTTACCAACATGAGCAAACACGCGCGTATAGCCTCAAGACGATCTGCATCTCGGTGCTCCACCTCGCGCAGAAACATTTTCAACGCCTCGATCAGAGTTATATCGTATCCATACAACTCGCTCAGCTCTTGGCAGATGCAGCCACAGCCGAACGCCGCGTCGACAAACGCCACAATCTGAATAGGATTGGAATCAGGAGCCACTATAAGGCGCTGCACCCATGCTTCTGGCTGGTCTTCGAAATCAAACAAATACCCACCAACGAGCAGGGCGTTGACATACCGTATGCGGTCAGAAAACGTTGTCATCAAACTAATGGTGGTCAAGTGGTCCACATGAACACCAGCGAATGCTTCGAACAAAGGATCCATGGTGTGTATACTGTTTTATACACATGTCAATTTTAATGCAAATATTGACAACGTTCATATCACGCACGTGTATAGGTACGAGTCAACGCGTGTATAGGTACGAGTCAACGCGTGTATAGGTACGAGTCAACGCGTGTATAGGTACGAGTCAACGCGTGTATAGGTACGAGTCAACGCGTGTATAGGTACGAGTCAACGTGTGTATAGGTACGGTATAGGTACGAGTCAACGTGTGTATAGGTACGAGTCAACGTGTGTATAGGTACGAGTCAACGCGTGTAGAACATATGGCGATTGCGCATACAAGTGAATGCGATTCGCTGGTGGGGATTTTCAAACAGTTTGGAAATCGCGCGATGCAGTCGATCTCGCCAAACTGCGGCATGAAATCGGTGCGTCTATCCTTATGTGATATATGCATACCCATCGATTGACTTTTGCGGTATAGCTGTATCTGATTAAGTACGACAGTGAGTTGACGATTGGACTTCACGTCGAGCACACCGAACGCGGACATGTGGCCATCGCCGTGGATCCCGCTCTTGCCGCTTGGCGCGCGGGAGTGCGACAAGGGACTCGATTGTGCAAATTTAGTTCAGATCCGCTGAGTAACTCGTCTGCGAGGGCATGGGATAAAGACACAATGTCTTTCATCGACTCGATGCCCGCGCAGACACTATTCTTGATCAAAATTCAATCATTTGATCCACTCGACACCATCCCCAAGAAACGACAGACATACGTGACCCGAATCATGGTAAACGTTACTTACTGACCCCCATGTTGATATTTTCTAATCCGAACAATGTAGTATGAAAAAAAGATGCGCGACAGCGGCAGGTCCAACAAACGGCCGATCGATCTTGACCAGCGAGTACTCGAGTGGGATACGAAGTATTTTAAACGACCAAGGATTGAAATCGATACTCCACCAGATACGCAGCAAGATACTCCACCAGATACGCAGCAAGATACTCCGCCAGATACGCAGCAAGATACTCCGCCAGATACGCAGCAAGATACTCCACCAGATACGCAGCAAGATACTCCGCCGGATACGCAGCAAGATACTCCACCAGATACGCAGCAAGATACGCAGCAAGATACTCCACCAGATACGCAGCAAGATACTCCACCAGATACGCAGCAAGATACGCAGCAAGATGCTCCAGCCGAAAGTGAAGATACGACGATGGATGAAGGAGATGTCGGTGACTATGATTACATTGATTACGGCAGCACTGACCACACTAGTGATTTTGGTGATCAAGAGTTAGTGGTCGAGCTTCAGCAGGCTGGCGGGCGGTCAATGAAAGTTCGGGTCCCGAGTGGTCATATAACTTCGTCGCGGATCCCAGTCGATACGATGTGGTTTTTGTGCGCGCAAGTATCGTGCCTTGTGCCGGCCAAGTCCATGCGTATATTGCATCCCGAATATTTCGACACGGTGGTCAATCTCGGAAAGGTGCACGAGTGGAAGGATCCAGGCGCTGCTGTGATATGTATTCCGACGTGGTCGCGGAAGCATTGGTCACTTTTTGTGATAGTACTTGATGGTACGGACGCCACTGTGTTTTATTTCAACGCATTGTTTCTAGAGGATCGCCAAGCAAACATTTCCAAGATGGAACAGTTTCTGCGAGATGTGGGATATTGCCCAACAACAATTGAAAAGACGCGATCGCACCCAAAGGACTACAGCATATATGTGATCAACATCGTCTTGATGATCGTGAAACTGGTACCCATGCCGGGATCGATGAATGACAAGATCAAGTCGTTTAAATTTTACATCGACCGCACAAGAGGAGACCTGTCTAAAGAACTGCAGTCCGCGAGGGATCCGCTATTTGGCCAGGCGTGTATTGCCATGAGGTCATTCAAAAACAAAGGCACGTACGCGTGGCCATGTCGGCGCATTGGGTTCCACTTTGCAAATGGCATAGAGCCGTGTCCAAGCAGCATGGAGGCCAAGTTGATTCCGATATCATGGATTGATGATAAGCCAAATCAAGTACTATGC